GATACGACCTAAAGCCTGGACTGTAAAGCCTAGGCTTGTCACCCCCAAAGGTGATTACACCCGTGCAGTCTTTAGAGGGACACTGAACGGGCGGCACTCGACATACGTTCACTGTGCGTCTGCGCACCGGAACGCGCGTCACTGCTCAGAGGTACCGGGTACCCCCTTGGGGCGAGAAGGGGGGAGCGGACGCGGGCACCACGATCGCTACTCAGAATTTTCTGAGACTTCCCAAGAACCATCCCCGAGCTCCTTGAGTTTACATTTCATGGTCCACCTAGAGAGTCCATTGAACAACCCTTGGGCAAAAGCAATCTCTCGTTTGCCTTTACGAGCGCGGACGAACTCGATGATTAGTCGCAGGCCCACGTCATCTACGTAGCGGATGGGGCGGCGGAAATAGTTCCTGCCGGGGGATTTAACGCGGGCGAATTTGATGAGGTTGTTGGTTCTGGCAAACTCTAGCGCGTGTTTCCACCAGCGGCACGCTCCAACGAGCACAGGCAAGACCTCAGCGAGAGGGAAGAAGTCTGGCACATATTCTGGAGGGGCTGGTTGGCCCGGGTCTGGGGGATCAAGAGCGATTCTGTTCCAGGAGCACCGGTGGTATTGGCCCTGGTTACCTCCTCTAGTTCCGCCGTAGGGACGCGGAAGCGCTTTCTTTCTGGCCATCTAGCCAGTATTTCGTATAAAGTCTACGCTTGCAAGCGTCTCGGTCCCATGGGAGGCTGTTTTGGTATGCAGGAGAGCAGAATCGACTGCCAATTGTGCTGGGGACAAGCGAAGCCAGGGTGCTGCCCATGTTCTGTACCCTGGCCACGGCCCATCCTCCCGGCACCGATCATCACGATTCCGAACTGGCCAGTTCGTAAGGTGACGCACTATGTGGCCCGTGGCGGCGAATGCCCGCATTTGAGCAACGTTTGCGTATGGCGTATGGTTGCCCCCTGGGCAGACAGGTTTGGGTGCCAATTGGTTGACGGGCGCTGGATGTTGGGGTCCTGGACATGAGCGACGACCCCAAAACCGAGGTGGTGGACAACGCGCCTCGTCTGGACCTGACCAAGGCCTACGCGAGCGACAGTGCCCGGGCGCTCCGTATGGAGCGGATGTTGGCCATCGAGGACGAGATCCTGGAGCATTCGCTCGGGATTGTGCGCGGCATGCTGTCAGCCGCCGAGATTCGTCCAACGGACGAGAATCCCCCGGAAGAGTGGGTTCAGCGATTGGGCAAGGAAGCCGCCGAGGCTCAGTTGGCTGTGGCCCGAGAGTGCTGGCTGCCGGCATCCAAGATGCCCGGCTTCGTGGTTCATTCGACGCATCTGGTTGTCGGCATCGCTAAGGCCAGGGGCCAGAAGATTCACCTCAGGGCTGGAGAGCTAAACGTGAAGATTTCATTGCCGGCTCCGACCACGGCGGAGCATCCGGGCGAGGTGGTGTATGAGACGCGGGAGATCGAAGAATGAGCAGCGACCCCATCAACCCAGAGTACTACTCGGAGCATCCAAGCGGAGTGCAGTGCATCGAAGTCGTCGAGCACATGACGTTCAACCGCGGAAACGCCGTGAAGTACATCTGGAGGGCTGGGCTCAAGAACGACATGATCGTCCAAGACCTGCGCAAAGCCATCTGGTATCTGAACCGAGAGATCGAGAGGTTGGCGGTGGAGGAGATTGCGCGACCATGAAGCTCGCGAACGGCACAAAGATGCGGCGCTCCAGCGATGGCGTTGCCGGCACAGTAGAGATGGTTTTTGGGGAGTCCCGCATCTGTTACCTGGAGTTTGGGGAGAGCAAGATTGCGCCTCGTAGCGAGCGTTGGGAGCCAGCGGACCCTCCAGAGTGGCCGCTGCGTGACGAGGAGAAGCTAGATGTTGCGCTCGCTGCGGATGCCATGCTGCGGAGTATCGTTATGCATCAACCCAACCGGTACTGGGAGCCTCCGTCCGGGACGGCGTTTGACCCGGGACTGGTGCAGTGCATCGTGGTGTACCTGGGGAGAAGGACGTGAGCAGAAGGCCATGGTTTCCACCGGTCCAAGCGGCTGAGTGGGTTACGCCTAAACGAAGGTACTATGGGCTCGGGTGCTGCGACTGTGGGCTAGTCCACAAGATGGAGTTTCGTCTGGTGGAGTCGTGGCACGGCCCGGGCAAGAAGATCCAGTTCCGGGCCTGGCGCGACGAGACGGCTACCAAGAAACTTCGAAAGAGGAACAAGAAGACGAGGCGCAGCCCGTGATCGACTGGGGAGCCACCATCTGGGCGTGCTCCTGCACGGGGCTGATTGGGCTGGCCATCGGCTGGATGCTGGGCTTTCGGGATTGGCGAAGCCTGGGTAAGAAGCGGTAGGCGGCTGATTGTTCGACAGAGCACTTTACACGCCTTCTAGATGGCACGTTGCCTTCCACCAGTCCACCTGCGACTGGGTGATGGGCGGCGGCAGCGCGGGCCCCGGGAAAAGCCTGGGCTTGCTATTTGATCCGATCGTGACCCAGGCAGTGGTGGAGCACACCCGGATGACCGGGATCATCCCGGAGGGCTTCCCCTCCTGGCTTGCAGATCTGTGCCTGAAGCACCGGATCAAACAGGGCGAGAGTGAAGGCCACGCGCTCTACATGCGCAGGACAATGCCTCAGCTGCGTGAGACTTTGGACCGCGCTGCGCGCATGTTCAAGAAGTTCGACCCGGGCGTCGAGTTCAGCAAGGAGAACCATCGGTACACCTTCAGCTCGGGGTACAAGTACACCTTCGGCCACTGCCGGCAGGAGAGCGACTACGAGGACTACCTCTCGCAGCAGTACACCTGGCTCGGCATCGACGAAGCCTACCAGTTCACACTGCGGCAATTCGAGGAGCTAGACGCGCGCGTGCGCCCGCCTGGCGGAGACCCGGTGCTGGTGCAGCTGCTGCGCACTCGTCTCATGTCCAACCCGGCACCGGGCTGGCTGAAGGAGCTGTTCGTGGACCCGGCCCCCGAGGGCAACGTGATCTTGAAGAAGAAGATCACGGACCCATCGACGGGCGAGACGCGCTGGAAGACCATGCTGTTTCTGCCGGCTAAGCTCGACGACAACCCGGACAAGACCTTCGTTGACGCCTACAAGTTCAAGCTGCTGAGTAAGCCCGCGCACATCCGGGCACGGTACCTATACGGCGACTGGAACTCGATGGAGGGCGGGTTCTTTGAGAACGACTACAACAGTGGGGTCCACGCGATCGAACCCTTCAAGGTGCCAAGGGATTGGCCAAAGTGGCGCAGCATGGACTGGGGCTACAAAGCGCCGGGTGTCATCGGCTGGCACGCGCTCGACCCGGACGAAAACCAGTATACCTTCTACGAGTTCAACTTCAGGCTCATGAAGGATGAGGTCTGCGCAGATCGTGTCATCGAGATCGAGAAGGCGTTTGGCTTCTGGGACCCGGTCCGGCGCAAAAGCAGACTGACTGGAGTCGCCGACACCCAGCTCTGGGAGGAGCGCGGCGACTCGGGCAAGAGCAAAGCGGCTGTGTTTGCGGCGAAAGGAATCTACTGGCAGCCGGCGGATAAGGCCGACATGGTCCGCAACGCTGAGCGGATCGTGGAGCGACTCAGGGACTACGATGAGACCAAGCCTCCGGGGCTGATGGTCTTCAAGAACTGCACGAAAACCCTGGAGATGCTGAGCAGCATCCAGGTGGACCCGAACGACTCCACACGCCCTGACAAAAACAGCCCTCTCAAGCACTGGTTCGACATGCTGGCCTATGCGACAGCCAGAGCTTCTCGCGGCGGCGGCAGTGTCGTGATGGACATGCACCCGTTCTCCAAGGCGGACCGAGACGAAGAGGAACCCGTAGCCACTGAGTCTGGGCAATTTGGTTACGGCTGGTGATCATATGGACACGAAGTACCTACATACCTTCTGGTCGAAGGTGACCGTCAGCGGACCGGATGACTGTTGGGAGTGGACTGGACCCAGGGACTGGGACGGGTATGGGCTATTCAGCCATATGCTTGATAGCAAGAAGCGGTCAGATAGGGCCCACAGGTTATCCTGGCAACTCAGTAGCGGAACTGCGCCAGGCAAAATGTTCGTCTGCCACAAATGCGACAACCCTCCCTGCTGCAATCCCGACCATCTGTTTCTGGGCACTGCCCGGGACAATTTTCGCGACTGTTTGAGCAAAGGCAGGTATAGCCCTAAGGGCTCAGGCAATGCAGCCGCAAAGCTTAACGAGCAGGACGCCAGAGACATTCGCGCAAACTGGGCACTGTGCCGAGTCTCGCAGAGGGAGCTGGCAGAACGATTCTCAGTTAGCCAGCAGACCATATCTCTGATCGTGCGAGGAGCTAAGTGGAAGCATGTCTGACCAGACAGACCCGAAGCCGCGGGGCGACGACGAGGAGAGCCTGTTCGAGATAGGCCAGGACACTCCGACTGAGCCCGACTTCGAGTACAACGAGGAGGACTTGAACCTGGTCGCTGCGTTCAAGGCTCACCCGGAGGGGCGAGCAGCCTTGAAGCGGCTCAGTCGCCACTGTCTGGACAACTTCGAGCAGGCCTGGGAGGCCACGGACGTATTCCGCAAGAAGATGGCCGAGATCTGGATGCTGTTCTCTGGTGTCCTGAAGGAGTCGGAGGGCAGCTTCAAGTCTCTGGCGCGCGCGCACGTGCCGATTCTCATGGAGAACACCATCCGCATGGTGTTCAGGCAGGCGTATGAACTTTTTGGAAACTGGACAAACGTTTTTGGTGTCACCCCGATTGGTCCGGATGATGAGCACACGGCCAAGCTGCTCACCCTTCATGGTAACTGGCAGATCCGAAAGCGTATCAAAGACTTCAAGCGGCAAATTGGTCATAGAGGGCTGCTAATCTTCGACCTTTTTGGTGACGTCACCTGCCACAGCTACTGGGACCCCCAGCGACGCTGCAACCGTCACGAGATTCTGACCGCGAACGAGTTCGTGTGCGCAAACGCTCACGTCTCGACGATGCCGGACTATTCCGATGTTAGCTGGGTCGGAAAGATTCTCTTCATGGACGCGCATGAGTTGCGCAAGAAGCAGGGCATCTGGGAGGACGTGGCCACGGTACTGAAGCGCCTGCCGCCAGAGTGGGACGACCCTGAGTTGCACCAACATCTGCGTGAGGAAGTGGACCGTGCAATCGGTGTGGACTCCTCGGCCTTCGAAAAAGGCCAGTACAAGCTCATCCAGTACGAGGGATGGCTGAACCTGCCCGGGCAAGACCGTGACCGATACTGCATGGTGATCGTCGACAAGACCACGCAGACGATCGTGCACCTCGGCATCCACGAGCGCGTTGACGCCTACGACAAACGCAGGTTCGAGTTCGAGCAGAAGCAGCTGAAGCAGTACCAGGCCGCCCAGCAAGAGATCCAAGCGTTCCAGCAGGAGATGGAACAGACCAAGCAACTCGCGCTGGAGATGGCGCACAGCTCGGACCCAAACTCCGACGGCCCGACGCAGGGCATCGCGATGGCGCGCGCCATCGAGGAGATGCCTCCTCCGCCCGAGTCGCCCATGCCTGAATGGATGCAAGGGAACCCTCTAGCCACACCGCGTCCGCCGGACTCGGTACCGATCAGGATGTTCGCACATGGGGTCAACATTGAGCCGATTCAGGGCATTCTTGGAATGGGCACTGGCAGCATCCATGCCGCACAGAACAAGGCCGCCAACATTGCCCTTTCCATGTTCATCGACCAAGGGACCCTAGGCAACTTCAAGAACTTCCTGGCGAGCGACAACGTGCGCTTCCCGGGCGGTGACAAGTTCCAGCTGGAGCCCGGTAAGATTCACAAGCTGCAGGGCGTTGTTGACCTTCAGAAGGAGGTCATGCCGCTTGACTTCGGAGAGGCCAACCCACAGCTGATTCAGCTGATTGAGATGCTGGTGCGCTTTGGAAACACCGTTTCGAATACGCCTGAGGTTCTTTCTGGAGAGAGCGGCAAGAGCGGCGAGACGGCTCAGGGGCTCTCCGCACGTATCGAGCAGGCCACGAAGATGCTTTCTGTGCCTACTGGGAAATACGCGGACTTTCTGTCGCAGGTGCTGGAGAACAACGCCGCCCTGAACTCCGTCTTCCTGGATGACGCCGAGTTCTTCAGTGTCAACAACCACGACCCGGAGCTTGGCAAGATGGGGCAGCAAATGCTGTCCGTTGGTCGCGAGATGTACGACCGTCCATACGACGTCGAGATCTCCGCGGACCTCAAATTCACGTCTACTTCCCAGCGAATCTCAGAGGCCGACGCCCTGGTGCAGCTCCCCCAAGCTGTTCCTGAGCTCGCAGGGAACTACGCCTTCAAGCACTCGGTGATCAGCAAGAGCCTGGAAGCCCGCAACCGCTACGACCTGATCGCGATGCTGGGTGCCCCGCCTGCGCCGCCGCAGATGTTCGGTATGCCCACCACCCCACCAGCGCCTCCCCCGGGTGCGGTTTCTCCTGCCCCACCCGGGGCTGGGGCGGCTAGCCCGGGCGGTCCACCACAGAAACCACCAGGAGCACCGCCGAATGGATGACCTGATATCATGGGCCGCAGCGACCAATGACCGTCACTTCATAGTGCACCGTGGGGTCGGCATAGAGACGCGCTGGCGCGTCGTTGCTTGGCTCAAGGCCGAAGGCGAGTGCATCGTAGGCAGCCCTGGAGAGGGCTACGGCAAGACATGCGACGAGGCAGCAAGCTCAGCCCTGTTGCACCTACAAGCGGGGTTCGTTATGGAGCGCCCGACCGGGGCGAGTTGGTACATCCCGAACAACCTGGCCCGCATGCTGGCAGAAAAATGAGCCAGCGAGACCTAGATCTGTTCGCCGAGTACCTGCGCAAGCAGCGAGACCGGCACCGTGAGCAGGCCCACAGGATTGCCTCAGGTTCCATCAACCAGACCGACTATCAGGCGATCGTGAACGAAGCCAAAGCAGCCGAGGTGTTCCAGCGTATGCTCGTGGACCTGAAGCTGCTAGACCAAGACGCTGGTGAGTTCGTCAAGAAGTTCATCAGCTGAAACAGGAGAGAGAGAATGACCCGCGATACCGGCCGAGTCTGGTCCATCCCAGACATGAAAGAGCCCGACAAGAAATCCTCATGGGACCCGCAGCCCAAAGAGGCCCCGATCGAGATGGTCGATCACGAGCTGGAGAAAGCGAAGCGGCGCACCGAAGAGATTCGCGCGCTGATGTCGACGGCTGGAGCACTGGGTTTGCCTCAGCTGCTTGATGAGCAGCGCCTGAAGTGGGGCATCCCGGACGGGGCGTTCTCGACGCAGGCTGTGTTCGACCGTATCCACATCTTCCCGATCGACTTCGAGGGATTGAAGGAAACCTGGGGCCAGGGTCTGATTCATCGCCCCGAGGTCACCAAGATGAGGGACACCCAGAATGGGCATCGGGGCATTCTTATATCCATGGGCCTTGCTGCAGCTGATCATTGCATCAGCCACGGTATTGAGCTTGGTCACATTGTTCGCACTATCCGCAACGCGCCGCATGCGCAGGAATGCGCGCGTATCTCGTCGGGGTCCATCTTCTACCTAGTGATGAGAGACGGCGACCTGACCGGCAGCGAGACGCAGGCGGATGAGTTGAGAGCAGGCAAGACACGCATCATCGACGAGGGTGGGCAACACGGATACTGCTTCAACCTGGACGGCAGGAAGAAGCAGATCGCTCTGACCAAGGACAACTGGTAGATTGCACAGGAGACATAAATGGCCGGAGAAAATTTCGTGACCAAGGGCGCCGGGGTAATCGAGGTTCCGTTCTCAGATGACGAGACGGTTCGCGATGACGAACTGCTGCTCGACGACGAGAAGCCCGGTGAGACACCGGAGCAGAAGCAGGCTCGCAAGGACCGGCGCCGGCAGCGCTCTCAAGAGCGCGAGCAGGAGCGGAAGGACGCCATCTCGAAGGCAGATCGTGTCGAACGTGAGCTGAACGAGACCCGAGAGAAACTTGCCCGCCTGGAGGGCGTGGTTGCCTCGTCGCGGCAGCCGGCTACCGGCAAGGACCAGTTTCAGGCCAGGCTTGAAGCCGTCGAGGAGAAGCGCCGGAACGCCTACGAGGCCGCGAACGCCGAGATGGCTACGGGCAAGATGACCAAGGAGCGCATGGAGCACTACTCCCGGGTCGGGCAGGAGGTGGAGGAGGAGAAGATCCGCATCCACACCGAGAAGGTGTTAGCCGAGCGGCTGCCCGCGCAGCGCCAGGAGCAAGCGCAGCAGGTCTGGAGGCAGAAGTACCCGGAAGTGTACGGGAATGACCAAGCGTACCAGTACGCGCAGGCTACTTTCACTCGCCGCCGGCTGACGGGTGAGAAGGACAGCAACGATCTCGTCGACGAGGTGATGAACGAGGCCAGGACGGTCTTCAAGCTGGGCGGCAAGTCCACGCCGACCAAGACAGACCGTGAGCGGCTCAGCGGAACACCGTCCAGCGGCTCGGGTGGCGGCGACAACCGCGTCTCGGGAGGCATCTCGATGACGAAGGAGCTCCGGGCGATGGCGGAGGCCAAGTACAGCGACCTGCCGCAGGAGAAGGCCTGGAAACAGTGGGCCGACAACGAGGGGAAAGAGCTGCGCAAGCAGAAGGTGCTCTGACCTTGACGCCGGTCGGCTGATGTGCTGAGATAACACGTCGGCAACGGTATCGTTTCCCACGAACTGCTGTCTGTATTCCCCGGGAGTACAGCGGAGCTTTCGTGGCAGAGAACGACAAGCCAAACTTCCCCAAGCCGATCAAGCGCAACGACCCCGATCCTCGCCCCGTAGAGGGCGCGACGAACCGCGTCGGGCTCGAAAATCAGGACCCCACCAAGCACTACGTGTGGGTGTCGACCGTGAACGACCCGACGCTGAATCCGGGCTCGTACCGCTCTCAGGGGTACAACTTCACGCAGTACGACAAGGACGAAGTGCACCCGACCATGGGGTATCAGAACCACCTGAAGCCCGGCGACAATGTCGAAGCCTTCGGCATGGTGCTCATGGAGTGCTCGAAGGAGCACAAGGCCAAGCTGGACGCCGTGGGGCAGCATTGGGCCACCGGCATCGAGCAGACCATCCGCAAGGTGGACATCATCGACGAAACCGAGCCGATGTCCGCGAATGAACGCGCCAAGATGCGCGGCATCGTCACTGGCAAACGCTACGCTGGCGATGACCGCCAGTCGTGGGGATTCTGAAGGGAATCAAGTAGATGGCCAACACTCATCGATACGGCTTCCGGTTCCTGAGGAACCTTTGGGGCGGCGACGTTCCCGAGGTGGAAGTGCTCCCGATTGCAAGCGGCTACCAGCCGAACACGGGCACACCGAACACCGACGTGAATCTGAACATCGGGGACCCGGTCACCAAGCTGGAGACTGGGGCGGTGCAGCTGTGCACGATCGGCTCTGGAGACGCCACCACCACTGAGCGCGTTTACGGAATCGTTGTCGGCTTCCCGCAGGTGCTCATCAGTGGAGCCATTAGACCGAACGCCTTCTACCCCGGTGGCACCGTCTACGGGTCTGGGCTGGCACCCTACACTCTGCAGACGAAGGTGGCCGTGATTCCGGTGGTTGGCCGCGAATTCGAGGTTGATACGCAACTAGCCGGAGGCGCCTCTCTGAACACTTATGAGGAGTGGCAAGCTGCAGTCGGTTCTGTTGCAACCTTCGTCTACAGCCCGATCAACACCACGAGCAGCAACCCGAAGGCGAATCCGCTGATCGACGAGACATCACTCACTGACGCGACTGCATCCTCTCTGCAGCTTCGCGTTAACGGGATTGGTCGAATCGATGACAAGCAAGACTTCACGCTCGCCAACGTGGCGCTACGGGTCGTGTTCAACGCAGTCCAGGAATCTCCGATCAGAACCGCTGGCGGATTCGACGAGAGCTGAGGAACCATGAGTGAAATTTTCACCAGTACTGCGGCGCTTGCACTCCAAGAGACGCTGCGAACCATCCAGACCGACGAGCACGGGTCGGAGGGCTCGAAGGCGGTCTTCCCTCACTACCTCATGGTCAAGTCCATGGCGGACAACTACGTAGAGGACTACGAGATCGCCGGCACAGGGCTCGCGGGCGAAAAGCCAGAGGGCGAAGCGATGCCACTCGGCGGGATCGTCGAAGGCCCGCTCACCCGATACAACGCCCGCACGTACGGTCAGCGCATCATCGTCTCGGAAGAGGCGATGGAGGACATGAAGTACGACAAGGTCATCCAGGCAGCGAAGCGCAACGGTCGCTCGCTCTGGAAGCTTGCCGACTTCGACGCGGTGCTGATTCTGGTGCGTGCCACGAACGCGAGCTTCGTCGGCGGCGACGGTCTGCCCTTGGCGAGCGCGAGCCACGCGCTGCCCGGCGGCGGAACCTACACCAACATGATGGTCACGCCGATGTCGCCCAGCAAAGCGGCGATGTACATCGCCCGAGCTCAGCTCCGGCAGCAGGTCGGCCATGATGGCCTGATCGACGGCTACGAGATGAAGAAGGTGGTCTTCCCGGTCCAGCAAGAGGGCGTCTGGGACGAGGTGCTGGACAGCGCGAAGGACCCGACCCCGGGCGCCTTCAACGCGGTGAACTCGATCTACAAAGAGAAGGTTGAGAAGGTTCCGGTCAAGTACTGGAACAACACCACCACGAACTGGCTGCTTCAGACCGACGCCGAAAACGGCCTGATGTGGTTCTGGCGGCGCAAGCCGAAGTCGAACACCTGGGTCACCGAAGACAAGACCATGATGAACTACGGCATCACGGCCCGCTGGACCCGCGGCTGGACCAACCCCCGCGCCATTCTGTTCTCCGACGCTTGAGGCTCACCATGAAGAAACCCAAGACCAAAGGCAAGGGCATGTGCATGGGATGCAAGAAGCCCAAGGGAAAGTGTAGCTGCTGATGTCTCTCTTCCAAAACGCATACGGGAACTTCCTCAGCACGGCGTTACCCTACTACCAGTCGATGCCGGGCATCGTCACGCCCTACGGGACGCTGCTGAAACCTGGCGGACGGGTCGCCGCCTACGTGCGCAGCACTGGCGCTCAGGACGGCGAGGACCACTTCGCCACTAGCGGCATGCTTGTTGCGACCCTGCAACAGGCCCTTGCACGCTGCAGGTCAGGTCAAGGAGATATCGTCTACGTGCTGCCGGGGCACGTGGAGAACGTCTCCACGGCGGACTTCTTTACGAACCTGGTGGCCGGTACGCAGATCATCAGCGCCGGGAAGCCCGGATCGTCGAACAACCCGACATTCACCTGGACCGCGGTCGCCTCCACTTTCCTGCTCGACGTGGCCGACGTGGCACTTGTGGGCCTGACACTGAACCTGGGCGGCGCAGACAACGTGACTGCGCCGATCACCGTGTCGGCTGCCGGATGCTCCATTTCGGGTTGCCACATCATCGCCGGAACAAGTTCCGCTCTGGAGTCTGCCACGTGCGTGACTGTGGCCTCCGGTGCCAACGATTTCACGTTCGCTGCAAACCGCGTGACGGCAACCGGCGGGGCGGTCACTACTGCCTGCATCTCAGTGGCCGCGGCAGTCGCACGGACAACCATTGTTGGAAACCGCTTCTTCACGACTCAGTCAAGCGCAACGACCGGCGCGATCGCCATTGGTGCGGCCTGCACAGAACTGGATGTCGGCTGGAACGTCATCTACAACGCTGTGGAGGACGGTGTTGGCATCAGACTGGCGGACGTGGCAGCGACCGGCATGATCTACAACAACTATGCCGGCGGAGTGGACGCTGGCGGCACCGTTGCAAACGCACTCAAGTGCGTGTCCTTCGCGGGCGCCACTCAGATCACCCGGTGCTTTGAGAACAGGTCCAACGACGAAGGCTCTGCAACCGGCGTCATCGCTCCTGCGGCCGCGACCACCTGAGCTAACGGTGATGCATGCGCAGCGTCCCCCGCAACATCGACCGCAAGGGAGAACATCTCTCGCAGTGCGATGTTTGCGGGGTCATGTACCTGCGCAGCTCTCTACGTAGAGGACGCGACGGCTTACTCCGGTGCGAAAACGATCGCCCGGGTCGCAACTTGGTCGAGCTTGCGGAAGCAACTGCAGCCCGGGCAGCGGCAATCGCTGCGCGCCTGGGCTCGCAGCTGCCCGCAGACGGGGCGAGGCCAGACGTGGACAGCAACGGTGTGCCGAGCAGCAGTTCCAGCTACACTGGGCCCGTGACACGGCGCACGGTTGAGGACGTCTACGCGAGCGGGGTGCCCACCTACGATCAGCCGGGGACGCTGGTAGACTTGGATGGGTTCTGAATGGTCGCCTCAACCCTGCCCTCCACGCCGATCAGCATCAACACGCTGGTGTTGCTCGCTTACAAGCGCGCGGGCCTGTTGCCCGTCGAGGCCAAGCTGTCTGGAGCCAACATGGTCCCAAAGCTAGAGCACGGCCGACAGCTGCTCGACCTGATTCTGGACGGGCTAGCGACCAAGGGGTTCATCGCCAGAACGATGGGCTTCTACGACCTGACGATCGTTGCTGGAGAATCCCAGTACACGCTGCCCGACAGCATCCTGGACGTCTACGAAGACGCGATGTTCGTGCCTGGCCCACCGGAGAACCAGGACACGAAGCACACCACGGGCGAGATGGTCTGCAAGCAGATCGACCTGGCCACCTGGCAGAGCCTGACGACCAAGGGCACGACTTCAAGTCGCCCGACGCTCTACGCCGCGTTTCGCAGCGGGGCCACGGCCGAGCTCCGGCTCTGGCCTGTGCCGAACGAAGCGGGAACCCTGCGAGTGAAAACCGTCAGACTGCTCGGCGACAACTCGGACGGCACGAAGACCCCGGACTTGCACCGGTACTGGTTCGATGCTCTGATCTGGTGCCTTGCCTACTACGTCTCGGTTGACTCATCGATGCCCGCCGAGAAGATCACGTTCCTGGCGCAGATGGCCGAGGCCAAGAAGGCCGAGTGCCTGGGCTACGGCTTCGAGCATACCGGGGCGACTGCGACACTGAACTACACCACGCAATGGAACTGAACCCATGGCCCGATTGCGAACCGACAGGTGCGGCGGCTGCCTTGAAAACCGTGGGTTAGACGCATGCCCGAAGCCAGAACATCTGCAATCCCGTTCGGGCCGACTCTCGAAACAAGCTCAGAAGAGATCAGCGGAGCGTCGCCAGAGGCGTACAACGTCGTTGCGGATGCCCGAGGAGTCATCCGCAAGCGTCCCGGAATCGCCGCCTATACGGGTGTCGCTCCCTCTACTGCCGTCGACGCGAACGGGGTGCTCGGGCTGTATCTGACCGAGCAGCGTGTCGCTCACACCACCGGAACAGCGGTAGTCAGCGGCGAACATGCTGGTGTGCTCTACGCCGTCGGAGCGACCGTGAACGCCTCCGGTGGGGGCCACAATGCGGGCAGAATCGTATACCGCATCGTGGGGGGAGTGGCGACTGCCGTAGGGACGGGAGCGGCGGACGAGGATCGCTTATCCACTCCCGCAGCTGTCGCAACCACACGGTTTCCGCGGCCTGTTTTCGCAGAGACTGAGGCACTGCTCATCATCGCTGGCGGAGCTCAGATCGGCAAGATTGATATCCGCCCCGAAACATTCAGCGCACCAAACTTCACAAACCCTAACCCGGACCGGCACGAGATGTCCTTCCTGGGCGGCTGCCCCCCGCTGGCCAGCCACGTGTTCGCGAACAGCTCGCGCATCTGCGCCAACGACACACAGCTCGACCAGACCAAGGTTCGCTTCAGTGACATCACCCAGGGTATCACCAGCTTCGCTGGGCACGAGACGTGGGACCCGAGCCCGGGCGCGGCAGGGTTCTTCACGGCGGAAGCGCGCAGCGACTCGATCGTGGCCTGCGCCGAGAACACGAACGACATCTTTCTATTCGGCCGGACAAGCTTGCAGTTGTTCGCTCCGGACGGGCAGACAACATTCGCCCCGAGCATAACGCGCGAGGCAGGGTGCCTGGCTCCCTACAGCCCAGTGAAGTGGGACGACAAGTACATTTGGCTGGACCATTACACCCGCATCGTGGCCAGCGACGGGCGCAGCTGGGAGGACATCGGTGGAGCCGTGCAGGCCACCCTGGACGCGCTGACGGTACCGGACGAGTGCTACTCGTACCGGTTCAGTGAGAGTTTCGCCGACTGCCTGGTGTTCCGGTTCGAGACCGACCAGGAGACACTGGTTCACCAGCCGGGCATCGGTTGGAGCCGTTGGGCGCAACACACCGCCGCCAGCGACACGTTCACGATGTTCCCGGTGCTGTCCCACCACATGCGCCCGGACGGTGGGTTGAACGTGGTCGGTCTCGAAGACGGTACGATCCGCACCCTGAGCCTGTCCAACACGACCGATCTCGGTAGCGCGATCGTCGCGTACGTCACGACGGGCTTCTTGGACCGTGAGTCAGACAACCTGAAGCAGTCGCAAGCCGTCCGGCTGACGTTCAAGCGCACGGCGGAGCTGTCTCAAGGCGTAGTTGCCTACCTGGACTACCGTGACGACCTCAGCGACGAGTGGGTTACACTGGACATCGACCTGGGGGTAGAGGACGGCAATCAGGACCCGATCGTCGAGTTCCGGTCGCTGGGTATCTACCGGCGCCGTCAATGGCGCTTCCGCTGGGCGGATTCCGCCGGGCTCTTCCTGGTGCGGGCCTCAGAGACCCTCATCGTGCTTGACAACTGAACATGGTAAGGTGTTGCAGTGGCAGACGCGCGAACCATCAACTTCGACGACGGGTCCAGCGACCTAGACCCGTTCGAGACCCTGGCCCCGACACCCCTGGTGGATCAGGCGCGTCGAGAGGCCGCGATCCGCGAGTGGCAGCGCGATCAGGCCCGGAAGACGGGCAACACGAATATGCAGCAGGACCCTGCCGGCAGGACGGCTCAGGGTGCTGGCAAAATCAACCCGAAGACGGGCGATCTCTACACTGGTGACGAGCGGCCGGAGACAGCGTCGTTTGGAGACCAACGCTTCTTCAAGGAGAGCCTGGATACCATCCAGCAGCATCCCTGGCTGCCGCTACTCCCTTTGGCCCCACTTGCGATGGGCGCGATTGCCCCCGGAGCCGCAGGTGCAGGCTCCATCTCGACAGCTGGCGGCGCAGCGCCTTACGTGTCCTCTGCTGCGCCTGCCATGGGCGAGGCGTTCACTATGGCAAGCCCCTACGCTGCCACCGGTGGTGCCGGGGCAGCCGGAGCGGCCAGCGCAGGCGCGGGCGCCGCAGGGACGGCTGGGGCCGCCGGAGCGGCGGCAGGCGGAGCCGCAGAGAAGACGCTGGGCAGCATGGTCGGAGAGGACGTTGGCAAGTGGGCCCCTGGCCTCGTGGGCGCGGCGCTACCGATCGTTGCCAACGAAGTCTTGGGCGGCAGGACGCCAGAGCAAAAGCGCTTGCTGGAGACACAGGAGCAGATCGCCAAGGAAGCCGAGGAGCGACAGTTCCAGCAGCAAAACCAGCGAATGAACTCGCTCGGACAGCAGCTTCTGGCGCTGAACCCTACCAACCAGATGATGGCGAACATGTTCGGACCCAGCGCGGCGTTCACGCCGGAGTCGATGGCGCAGATGGTTCAGGGCCCGCCTCCTACGCTGGACCCAGCGCTGGTGAACTACCAGGGTACGGACCCTGCCGTACGCGCGAAGGTTGACGAATACCTGAGGCGCAAGCGTGAGTACGACGCCAACGAAGCTTCGCGGCGCGACATGATGATGGGTGGCATCCAGCAGCCGGGGGCTGGCCCGGCGCCAATCCAGATGCCTACCCCGCAGGCAGCGAGGAGATTCTAAATGGCAACACCCAATCCCTTTGCCAGCCTACCTGCTCAGGTGCGCAACTCGCTCACGCCACAGAACACGCAGCCCAATCCCTACACAGCGGCGCCTAGCGTTTGGTCCACGCAAGGAGCGTTCAGTGGCAATGCGCCAGCGAGCATGCCTACTGGATCGTCACCCGCGATAGCCCCTAGCGGGGCTGCTTTTGGAGGCTCCACGTCTACAACTGGAGCTCCTGGCACGTACGCGCCGCAGCCGGCGCCCGGGTACACCAACACCACCGGTCCAGGCGTGACCGTGAATGGGCAACCGCCGAGTCCATTTCCGCCACCAGCTGCGCCGAGCCCACTGCAGACGCCGGGCAACAACTTCACGAACCCGGGTTACTCCGAGCAGGGTCTGGAGCTGACGCAAAACCGCCTACTGGAGGACCCGTTCCAGAGCACGTTTCAGAACGCCGCTAGCGGGTCCCAGCAACCCGGTCAGGGCGAGAACTACATCAACCAGAACATGGGCTCTCTCGATGGCCCGGGCCAGGGCGAGCAGTACTGGAACCAGGTGAGCGGGCAGTTTCAGGACCCCTTCGCGGGCGAGCAGTTCGCCCGGCAAGCCACGCAGAACATGAGCCCAACTGGTCCCGCGGGAGCGTTCTTCAACCAAGCGATGGACCAGTACGGGGACTTCACCGGCTACTCTGGCCCGCAGGCGAGTGCTGGCCAGTACGGCACCAACGCGGCAAGCGGGCCTTTGGCTGGCCAGGAGTTCTACAACCAGGTCGGCGGCAACTACGACTCCACCGGGCGCTACACGGACCCGAACCTGGCCGCTGGCCAGTACAGTCAGACTCAGCAAGCCTTCGGCGACCTGCCGATTGCGAACTTCGATCCGTTCTACGATCGCGCGCGGCAGCTCGGGGTGCAGTCCTACAACCAGGACGCGGCAGGGCGCGGGGTCTACGGATCCAGCGAAGCGCTGAGCGGGGTAGGAAACGTGATCACCGACATCGAGGCGCAGCGCGCGAACCGCTCCTTCGATGCCGAGATGCAGCGCGCGCAAGAGCAGCGCATGCGTCAGGGCCTACTGGGCGAACAGGCACGCATGGGCGACCTGTCCAGTCAGGGCGCGTTCGGCGCAAACCTGGCAGGCGTTGAGACCTTCGGCAACCTCGCCAAGACCGCGGGCGAGCAGACCCTGGGTCAGCAGACGATGCTGGGCAACCAGGCACGCGACGTGGACACCTCGGCGCAGAACGCCCAGGACAGCAACCTGCGCGGCGTGGAGGCATTCGGGCAGCTCTCGAACGCCGCAGACGCGCGCGAGACAGACCGCTTCACAGCTCGCACATCGGCCATGGACGCGGCCGATCGCACCGGTATCCAGCGTCTGCAGACTGGTGGAGACCTGTCCAACATGGCGGACGACAACGCGCGAGACGATTTCGTCGCCTCTAACCGTGCCGCGGTGGACTCGGGCAATCTGGCGGACCAGCGCACCAACACGGGTATCAGAGCGGCTGATGTCGGCTCACGTAACGACCTGGCGCGACTGGACTCGTTCAACCAGACGGCGAACACAGCCGAGGATTCGCGTCAGAAGCGCAACGAGTTCACGGCAAACATGACACGCCTGGTCGGCAAAGACCTCGCGGACCGGATTGGAAATGCAGCGAGCGAGTTTGACGGCAAGTCCCAGGCAGACTGGGAGAACTATGTAACTTCCACGCTGGCCCCGCTGATTCAGGGCTCCGGGCTCAGCGCCGCTGAACAGCAGGCTGAGATTGATGCCCTAATCAACGGCGGGAGCAACTTCCTAAACTACGCGACACGTTAAACCATAGGCTTGACAGTGCTGGCCAGACGAGACATCTTCACAAGCCTACGCTGACAACAGGAGCAGGATCAAGATGATTCAGAAGAAGTGGTTCAGGATTGAGACGGGCGCTGATGGCTCTGTTCTGTCGTGCGTCGAGGTACCGGCACAGGGCCGCAATGGCGCTGTGGTCCGCTTCTATGAAGCCGCGGACAAGGCGGCAGCATGCAGCGCGGCGAAGGAGTGGTACGAGAAGCACAGGCAGTCAATGAATGCGAGTTCAAAGCGAACCAAAGAAAGGGCAGCAGTGGCCGAAAAATGCCGTATTTGCCTACGTGAGCCACCAAGACCGGGCAGGCTTTCTTGCCAGGGCTGCGTAGACAGTCTACCGTCCAGGTTGCCGCGCAAGGCACATAAGCGTGAGAATAGAGGTAACCCGGAGAAGGTCCGGGACAGCTTCCGGGATACCTTGCAGCGGACCACCGAAATGCATAAGGAGGTGTTTGGTAGCCCGTCAGGGTACAATTTTTGGCTCCTCCTTCGCAAATTCGACACACTTGGACCCGCCGCCTTCCGGGACTACCTCGTCAGCAAGATCCCGAACTACGAGCAGTTGATGGCCAAGCAGGCTGCCGAGCAGAAGAAGAATCAGCCGATCACAAACCTAAACACCGAGACTGACGCTGCCTGGGTGGAGTTGGAAGAGCAAGCAGCCGCAGAGTAACCATGGCACTCGACATCAACCGCATGTTGGCTCCGGTGGAGCGCCTCTCACCGGTCAAGCTTGAAGCTCCCGGGCAGGCATCTTTGGAGCGACAGCGCTTGCAGCTGATGCGCGAGCAATTCGAGAACTCCAAGGCCGAGCAGGCGCGTCAGCTGGAGCTGAGCAGGGTCGAGGAAGAGGGGCGCAACGCCCGCCAGCGCATGCAGGCGCAACAGGCTCAAGCGGAGGCGCAGGCTCAAGCAGAGGCCGAGACCAAGAAACAGCGCCTGACTGCGCTGGGCGAGTTCTCGAAGTTGAACGGCTCGGGCGATGTAGAGGGCGCCCGGGCCATGGTGCCGCTGATGACCAGCCTCGGCATGGAGGTAGACCTCGAAGGCGAGGTGAACGGCCTGCCTCGCTACCGCGTGGACCTGTCAAAGGAAGACCGCGCGCGCAGCGAAGCGCAACAGCCCGGCGTGGGTTACCCAACGGACGACTCGGGACCGATGGTACCACCTGCTGGCATTGGCTCGACCGAAGACGCCTTCGGGCAGGCCTTGGCGGCTTCGCAGCATGCGGAGTCCACAGGCCAGCCGCTGCGCGGACCAGACGAGCCCGACTACACCGGGGCGGTCCCGAAGAACGTATACGACGCTAGCGCGACGCAGATGGCCACAATCGCTCGCCTGGACCCGGTGATGGGCTCTCTCGTCAACGCCTACCCGGACCAGGTCTCGCGCGACAGCGCCAAGCACACGGCCGACGCCGTGCGCGGCATGGGCTTGCCCTTGAAGGAGTCGGTCAAGCAATACGAGTCGCTGCGCGGAGCTCCGGACTCCACCGTGCGAGCCAACATCGCGGCCGATGCCGAGAAGAGCCAGCGGTCAGGGCTGACTGCAACCCAGGCACAAGGTCAAACCGGTGACGGGTTCACTCAAGCGAAGGAGACCTGGGTGGAGAGCCAGGGTCGAGAGAAGTTGACCGCGGTCGGCGCGGCAGACGAGATTATCGAAATTCTCACCAACGACAACCCAGAGGACGATGTCCAGGTGGGCAACAGAATGGTTGCTCTCTCAGGTGGCAAGGGCACCCAAAGCGACCGCGACGTGGCCCGGGCCCTTGGACTGTCCGGGGCCAGCACATGGGAGCAGGCCATCGCCCAAATCCAGAAGCTGGGCATGTCCGGCTTCCAGCGTACCCAGCGCGAGGCGATCATCAACTACGCCAAGACCGCGCAGAGGAACTCGAAGAACGACTTGTTCAAATGGATGGACAACGTTGACAACGCCTCTTCCGACCCCGAGATGCGCCCCGACGAGGCGGTTGGTTGGAGGCGCTATCGGAACACGGTGATCCCGCGCGCCATGCGCGACGAGTACGACGAGGCCAAGAAGAGGGCTCGCGGTGGCTCCGGCGGAAGCGCCCAGCAGCCGCGCTCGTTCAACATGGAGGAGGACGCGCGCTCCAACCCACGCGAAGGGTTCCGCATGGACGCAGGCACTGGCGGAACGACCATTCCAGAGACCAGTCGCATCGCATTCGAGCACAACAACCCAGGAAACCTGAAGTTTGTCGGACAGGACGGCGCCGAGAAGGGCGAGCCAGCCGAGGACGGTGGCAGCTGGGCCAGGTTCAAGTCTGTGGATGATGGTCTGTACGCGCTGCGGATGCAGGTCGAGAAGGACTCCGAGCGTGGATTGTCGGTTGAGGAGTTCATCACCAAGTACGCGCCACCTGGCAGCAACGACACGGAGTCGTACATCAAGCAGGCAATGTCGGCCCTGAAGGCGCGACCAGGTGATGCCCTGGCTGAGCTGGACCCCTACGACGTTATGCGGTTCATCGCCAAGAAGGAGTCGGGAACCGAGATGCCGGACCAGTACACGAGCGGTTCTGGCGACCCGGAGACCCGCGCACAGAAGCTGCTAGAGGAGACCGGATACTGATGCCCGGCATGAGCGACAAGCAGTATCGGGACGTCCAAGCGTTGCTTGCTGACCCTGGCATCTCCGAGCAGACGAAGACTCGCTTGATGCAGGCCAAGGCGTCCTACGAGCAGGAGAACGGCAGCAATCCTGCCGTGGCAGACTCTCGGCAGAGCGAACTTGCGGGCATGCTCAGGCCCGATCAGGACCCGGTTCCGCAGGCACTGGCGACACTGCCGGCTACCAACCACGCAGGCGGCGACGAGGGCGCCGAATCCGACTGGATGCGCAAGCCGGAGGCGGCCGCGAACGGCTCGGTGTTCTTCTACGAGCCGACCCTGGACTCGATGAAGAAGCGATTCGCTACGGACCCAGCATTCGTGGCTTCGGTGTTTCCTGCGACAGGCGGCGAGATCAACCCAGAGTTGATCGCCAACATGACGCATGACAGCTCCGAGTTTCAGGCCGGAGCCACCAAGATGTGGCAGGAAGGCGCAGACGCTGCTTCTGCAGCTGGAAAGACTGCATACCGCTACTCGCGGACCCCGTGGTTGCAAGGTGGCGAGGCAACGAGTTGGCTGAGTCAGCTCGGCACGAAGCTGCAGGGCGCCGTCAAGCCTGGCGTCGAAGGCGCGACGTCGTTTCTGTTGGGCGTCGACAACACGGCCCTGTTCGGTGCCGCGCGCGGCGCTCAAGAGGCGGTCAACCCGACCATGGGTGAGGCGGGAGGGTCGGCTCAGTTGCAGGAGTGGGAGACCGGCAAAGCGCCTGCGGAGATTCAGGGCGGTATCCCCGGAGGCCTACCCGCTACCGAGTACAACAAGCAGCTAGAGGATGAGTATCCGACCGCCTATGCGCTCGGCAACCTTCGCGGCGCATTCCGCTCCCTTGGAGGCGAAGTGCTGGGCATTCTCGGCAAAGCCGGGCAGGCCGCCACGGCCGGCGTCAAGGGGGCACTGGGCGTGGGAGCCAAGGTGGCCGCTGGGGCTGGCGCTGCCGGCGCTGGCGCCGCCGCTCACCAGGTGGTGAGTGAGGGTGTCGACGCCGCGTCCAGCGCGGCACGTACCGGTGGAGACCCAGGAACGACCCTTGGCGAAGCCGCTGGCCGCGTTGGTGGGGCTGCCATGGACCCGGTCAATCTAGCCCTGGGTGGAGGCGGCGAGCTCGCTGGCTTGGCTGCCGGGCGCCTTGCGCAGGGCATCGCGGAAACCCCGCGGTACGGCGGAAACATTGGCCGCCTGGAGCGCATGGGTGGCTCGGTAGAGCTGGGCTCTGGACCGAAGGGGCCGGCAGCGCTGGATGAAGCCAAGGCGCGCGGTAAGGCCCAGGACGTGATGCCGCAGGACGTGATCGCAAAGGAGATCGCGCCCAAGGTGTCTCAGGCGGTCAAGGAAAACCGTGAGGTCATCAACCGCCAGGTCCACGACGTTCAGGAGCAGTTCTACCCGACCCGCGAAGGGCAGATGTTGTTGCCCAACACCCAGGTGCAGTCAGCAGCGGTCGAGGAGTTGAACGCGCTCTACGCTCCGTCGCGCGGCCGACTGCGACCCATCGGATCGGCCAAGGATGCTGCGCGAGAGGTGCGGACCATCTTCAACGGCAACATCGAGAAGGTGTCCGTGACACCGGTCAAGGGCGCCATCGAGCTGGACCCTGACCAGGCCGAGGCGTACTTGCTGCCGATGTTCAAGGCTGAAGTCGTCAAGCAGGTGACGCCAAAGGCAAAGCCGAAGGCTGCGCCAGAGCCGACCACCGGCGCTCGCGAGATGGACTTGCCGGCAGGCCCTGAGGATGCCGCCACCGTGCCGCCCAAGGGAAAAGCCGCCAAGCCGGCTGGCAAAGTCGCTGCCAAGCCCACTCGGGAAGCGGACACTGTCCGCATGCAGGAGCCGCCCGAAGGGCCAGGAAAGAACGAGTACGGAGAGGCTACGCGGCCATACCGCGAGGCACAGCGCGCCGACAACTCGCGGGCGCAAGCCCTGGCTGAAGAGATGGGAGTCCCTGGCACCGAGTCAGTTGAGCCACCCAAGATGCTTGCCGATGCGCTGCGCGGCGCTGGAAAGACCAAGGTCTACGTTGTGCCTCGCAGGTACGATGCCCGCCGGCAGGATGCGCTGATCAAGCAGCTCCGGGAGGCAGGCAAGAACGACTCTTCTCCACACCAGCGGCAGGCCAAGAAGATGTACGTCATGGCACTGAAGGACCGCGACGTGCGTCCCATGAACGGCGAGCAGGGTGGCTGGAGCGCGACTCAGCGACAGCACGCCGACATGCTGGAAAGCGCCGACCGCGAAGCTGAACTGGTGACTCCCGGCGGAGACGCCATGCCTGCACTGATTGATTTCTCGAAGCAGCGTCCGGGCCAGATTGACCTGGTCGACGCCGTGCGGAAGGCGGCTGATCGCGGAGGCGTCCGTCAGCAAGTGGACGAACTGCGCATGCTTGACCCGCTGCAATCCTTGCGCGACAAGATGGGCGTCCACAAACCTGCGCACGCGGCACCGCCGCAGACGGCCTACGGAGCGCTGAGTGCCGCAGGCGACGCGCTGATGCTGCGCGGCGCATACCCGGGCCTGAAGGCGCTCGGCAATCCAGGCGGCCCTATCCGCAGCGGCCAAGCCGGTAGATTCAACTGGGCACGCGAGCAAGAGAAGGATAAGCGACCATGAGCTGCAAAACTTACATACCGTTCAAGAACACGCAGACAGCGGACGGCGACGGTCTGCCTCGCGCCGCCGAGGTAGTTGTTCTGTTCAACTCTGTGGTTGCTTTCCCGCCCGGGCAAAACATGCACAACATGGGCTCGGTGTACTGGTTCACCTACTCGATCAAGCCCAGTACGAACGCCACCGGGAACAGCGTTACTGCCCAGTACAGCAACAACCGAGGCGTCACCTGGAACGAGTTCTATGCTTCCGACACCAACGAGCCCGTCGGCGACTCGACTACGTTCCGTGACGAGATCCCGATCGGTGAGTTTCAAGACGTGCGAGTGCTCTTCAACAACGGCGCGCTGGCGCAAACAAGCTTCGTGGTGAACATGAGCCTGGACGCCACTGAAAGGGCAGCCAGCGGCATCTGATGGGCGCGCGTGGGTCCAGAGTCTTCGTGCCGCCGGCATTTGTGCCGTGGCGAGACGTGCCGCAACTCGCCGCTGGCGAGGTCTGGATGCCGGCTGTTGGTGTGAGCGGTGCCGCACCCATTCTCTGGGCGGGACGCAACGGCACCAACACGCTCTCCACGGCCGGCGCCGGAGATCCAGCGGCCGTCACCGGGCCCGGTGGCAACCCGGCTTGGACGTATACAGCTGCCGAATCTGACTCGTTCGAGGTCGCCACGCCTGCAGGTCCACTCGTGGCGACAGATGGCTTGTACGTCGCGTGTGACTTCCGGTTCGATTCCATCGACGCCACCAACCGGGTCATCGTCGAGCAGAACGGCAGCAACGGCGCACGCAAGTGGCACATCCGAAAGACCGCCTCCACCACCACGCTGCAGGTAGAACTAAGCCAGGACGGGACTGCCGTACAAACCGCCACGGTATCTGGCCTGACAGAGGCCGAGGGTGTCGGCGTACAGACTATCCTGGGCAAGTATCTGTTTCTCGAGCTGGCCGTGGATACCACCGCCACCACGCTGGCCACGCAGACACGGCTCTGGCTCGAACGTAAGCCCATCACGTTCACGTCGCACACCGGTTCGGTGCTGACCGCGCTGTTTAACGGCGGCATCCTCCGGTTCGGTAACAACAACTTCCAGAACCAGGACTTCAACGGGCAGCTCGGGCGCCTGTTCATCGGCAAGCGCGCCAATGGCGCCATCCTCCCGACCGACGACCACCGGAGGAAGATCCAGGGCTACCTCAACCCCAAGGACCGCCGCATCCAGATCATCCTGCGCGGTAACTCACTGACTTCTGGCCAGGGCGCAAGCGTTGCTGGTGTCACCAGCTACCCAGGTGTTCTACGCGCGGCGTTCGGTACCGCAGGGTACCAGACAACAGACGTGCACGACCGCGGCCTAGGTGGTCTCAAGAGCAGTGACGCGCTGGCCAACTTCTTCACCAACGAGGCACTGTTCTCTGACAACACGTTCGACCGCCAGGTTCTGGTGTTCTTTGAGGTGCGCAACAGCTTCATTGCTGGCTTGAGCGCTCAAGCGATCTACCAGGAACATGTAGCTTATGGCGCCCGCGCTCGTGGAGCCGGGTTCTGGTTCCTTGTGTGCACGGCGCCACCGTCTGACGGTAGCGCGGTGGGGCAGACTGTTGCGGGAGAGGCGAACGCGCTAATCAGGGCCAATTGGCGCTCGTTCGCCGACGGCTTCGTAGACCTGGAGACGGTGCCGGAGTTCACGCCCGCAGGTTCCGTGGCGAATCCGACCTACTACAGCGACGGCGTCCACCTTACGGATGCAGGATATGCCGTCATCGCGGCTCGCGTACTCGCGGCCATCATCACCTGAGGACCCATGGCACTTACCATCGCAGTAGCAACCAGAGCCTTGATGCTCGACGGTCTCGAAGACTCCATGGAGGTCGGCAGCGGCACGGCAAACCTGACCATCTACCAGACCAACACCGCGCTCTGCGTGTTCCCGCTCGCGGCGACCCCATTCGGCGCAGCGGTGAATGATGGTGCAGCCGCCGCATCAGCGCCCATCAGTTCCACCGGCACCGAGGTGGCTGGCAAAGCGAACCGGTTCATCCTGACGAATCAAAACGGTGACACAGTTGTGACCGGAACCGTTTCCGCAGTGGGAGGAGGAGGGGATATTGAAGTTCCGGCGCTGACTGTAACGGCGGCCGCGACACAGACCCTCAACTCGTTCGTGTTGCGCATGGCGGCCGATGGGCGTATAACCGTGGAGGCAAGCCTAACGCTGGTTTAACCAATTGGCGATCACACTCGGCGCAATCACAGCCCTGTCCACAGCGGCGCGGAACGCGCTGGCGGATGCCTTCGATACGCTCGCTAACACCGGGGCAACGGCTCCGCACCTGATCGTACAGACCAGCGGCGGCGGCTCCACGTTGATCGATTTCACGCTCGACGGCACGGCGTCATTCGGTGTGGCTTCCACCGGCGTGATCACGCTCGACGTGTCGCCTGCGGTACAGAACACCGCGGCAAACAGCGGAGCTCCCGGGCAGTACGTGATCACCGACTCGGACGGCGCTACCATTCTGACTGGCACCGCTTCCGGTGACTCGGTGGTTTCGGGGAACACCTACCAGATCTCTTCGTTCACGCTCACGATGCCGGCGAGCTGATGGCCATCACCACCCTGGATGGAGCCTTGGCGGGCATGCGGGCGCCCGAGAATCTCCTGAAGGTGGGCGCAACGATGGAGGCCGTTGGGGTCCATCACTCCTTCATGTACACCTCGGGAAGGCCCGGGGCGGGCGCTGCGGGCGGGCAGGGTCTAGGCGGGGCTGCGCTGACCAGCAAGACGGGTCAGATACCCTGGACGAACCCGGGTGCCGGGAACAGCTACCTGGCCCGCTTTGAGGCTGCTGCTTCTACAGTAGGCACCCTGCTGCTGCTGGACCGGCTGTGGGAGAACGACACGATCGCTGAGACGACGACCACCGGTCAAACGATCAACTCCGCAGCTTTCCCGGCGCGCGACTCAGCAGGCTCCACCAACGGAGCAGGCATCATGGTTGCCATCGAGGTCAGCACGGCCACCACCAACGCGGGCGCGATCACCAACACTACGCTGACTTACACGAACCAGGCTGGCACCGGGAGCCGCACGGCTACGATGGGCTCGTTCCCCGCTACTGCCGTGGCAGGCACCTTCGTGCAGTTCCAGCTGGCCGCCGGTGACACCGGTGTGCGCAGCATCCAGACGCTGACACTGGGGACCAGCTACGGCGGCGGGGCCATTCATCTAGTGGCCTACCGAGTACTGGCAATACTGGGCCTGTCCCTGATCAACACAAGCGTTGCAGTCGATGCGCTAACAGGTGGCTTCGTGCGCTGCTTCGACAACACGGTCCCATTCCTGGTATGGTTGCCCAGCGTCACCACCGCCACCACTGTCAACGGGCAGCTGATAGTCACACAGGGGTAGTCCCATGGCTGGCCAGGGCAGCCTTCTAAGAAGCCTCTGGCTGAAGCCGGGAGCGCTCCGCCCGCAGTTCTTTCCGGGGGACTCGGACGACGCCGGGCAGGTGGCGCTTGCGGACTGGGCGTTCGAGAGCGCTGGATCTCCCGTCGAGGGCGCCTCCGGCACGCCGGCCCTGCCTGCGCTGACGGCATCGGGCAGCGTCGTTCCAGACCCGGCCATCTCTGGAGCGGTAACATTTCCTGATCTGATCGCCTCGGGTTCGGTAGCACCGGACCCTGCAACATCAGGGGTAGGGTCGTTCCCTGCCCTGGTGGCCTTGGGGACGGTCCAGATCCTGGACCTGACGGTATCAGGGAGCATCTCGGCTCCAGCGCTGGCAGCTGCCGGCTTGGTGTACGAGCCGAACCTGCTGGCGGCAAGGTCGTTCCCTGGGCTGCTTGCATCTGGCTCGGTTGTCCCGGACCCTCTGGTTGCGGGCAGTGCCACGTTGCCGTCACTGGTGGCCTCTGGTGGCGTCCACGAGCCTCTAGTGCTGGGGTTCGTCGCCCTGCCGCGGCTGTCCGCTTCAGGTGGCATCCACGAACCGCTGGTGGCCGGCGCGCGGGTGTTCCCAATGCTCCTAGCGTCTGGCACTGTGGAACTCCCAGACGACCCCAACAAGCCTCACGGTGGTGCCGCTGCCGTCCCACATGGGGCGCCTTCTGGCGCCGCCGTCTCCGATGGGCACGCTTACTCCGGCACGCCAGCGGCAGGGTCGCCCGCTGTGCGGACCGATGGCGGCAGCTCCACTGCCAAGGTATCCTAACGCATGGCCGAAATTGGAGCCCTGATCACCTGGAGCCAGAACTTCACTAACTCGGCTGGCGCCGACGCAGACCCGACCGTGGTCAAATTCTACCTCCGGGAGGAGGTCGACGGCACGGAGCTCGAATGGACCTACGCTGCCGTACCAGTGGAGGGCACTGACTATCCGACCGGGATGAACGCCGTCGTCAAGGATAGCACTGGTGACTACCATGTTGACTTCGTGACCCGGAAGGCAGAGCGCCACACAGGCCGCTGGCGCGGCTCGGGGACCATCTTCCAGGCCTCAGCGTCAACCGTCTTCGTGCGCCACTCGCTGATTGAACTCGCCGAGCCATGACCTGTACAGACAGGCAGCTCACCCAGGCCGAGCTCGAAGCTGCCTTCGAGCAGCAGCGCACCGGCGTCCAGAAGACCATCCGTCCCTTCTCGGGACAGGCTACGCCCGAGAACATCGTCGACTACCTGAACCGCGAGGTGTTTCCGGTCCTGAAGGCGTCTCGCGACGCGATCAACGAAGTGTTCACGCAGGTCGTGGATAACGCCTCCAGCGCCAACCCGCTGCGGTATCTGTTCTCGTCCAGTACGGTCAACGCCGACCCGACCAATGGCTTCTTGCGGCTCGACAACGCCACACAGAACCTGTCGACAACGATCCGCGTATCCCAGCTCAACGCGCGCCTGGTGGACGCCACGCCATGGCTGGAGGTCATGGCCGGGAGTTCCACGAGCCCGCTGGGTGTGGTTACCCTGCAGCACGCCAGAGACCCGGGCAGATTCATCCGGTTTGATCTGAACACGATGACGGACCAGGGCGCCTACTGGGACCTCTCGGTGAGCGTCGTGGAGTCGAGCGGGGACAACCCGTTCACCGAGAACGACCCGGGCATCACCATCGGCTTTATCGCTGGAGTAGCCAGCGGCGGTACTACCGTTTCCCCAAGCGCCATCACGCCGATCGCAGACGACACCTTCCTCGCGAACATCGCGGGCGCCGTTGCATCCCCCGCAGCGGTCGCGCTCACCACGCTTGCGGGTGACGGCATCCAGGGCGGCGCGAATGCGGTGCTCAACATCGACGTCTCGGACTTCGCAGGCACTGGCCTAGAAGACGACGGAGCGGAGAACCTGCGCATCGCGGCTGCTGCAGCCGGAGCGGGGCTCACGGGCGGCGGAGGTTCAGCGCTGGCAGTTGGCGCAGGCACCCGGATAACGGTCAACGCGGACGACGTGCAGCTGGCCAGCGGTGCAGCCGAGACGTTTCTCGGCAACTTCACGGCGGGTGTAGCGGTAGCCGACTACCGCGCCGGCTCCAGCGTGGCAGGCGCAGGCCTGACCTACACCGCGGGTGGCACGCTGGCAGTCGGAGCGGGCACCAACGTAACCGTCAACGCGAACGACGTGGCCGTTACCAACTTCCCGCTCACTGGGCTGGCCACCCAGGCCGATGACACATTCCTCGCCAACATCAGCGGCGGCGCGGCCGCCCCAGCCGCCGTCGCGCTCACAACCATGGCAGGCGCAGGCTTGACTGGTGGCTCAAACGCCGTACTGGCGGTAGGCGCAGGCGATGGCATCGACGTAAACGCTGACGACGTAGCCGTGGACGTGACGGATATCGTCGACAACGTCTCGATCACAGAGGTCGCTACCAACAACATCCAGCGTGCCGCGCTGACGGGGTTTGCAGCAGCGAGCGCTGGTAGCAACGCCACGACCAGTGCCGAGCCGATCGTAACCTACTCGTCCAGCGCCAACATGAGCGCCGAGCGCGTAACCACGAGTTCTACCAGCGTCACGGTCTCTACCGGCGTCGCGAGCCAGATTGAGTTTCAGCGCGCGGCCATCACAGGAGAGGTCACGATCGCTGCCAACGCCAACGCTGCCACCGTCACGCGCTCCACGGACTTCCAGACGACTCCATGGACTGGCAACCACGAATTCACTGGCAACGTCAGGCTTAACGGGACATTCGAAGTGCGGGGCCGCAGCGACGCCACGCTAGCGGCTGACGCTGATGACTTCGACATGACCACGTTCAACGTGGCGCGCCTCGTGGGCAACGATTTTCGCCTGACCGGCATGGTGCCCAACGGCACCAACGGGCAGACGGTGCAGATCTTGAACGCCGACTCGGGTGACTCTCTGATTATAGGTCACGAAGATACTGGTAGCACCGCTGCTAACCGTTTCGTTTGTCCAGGGGGCGTTGACTTCCACTTGCAGCCACGCTCCGGGGTGTGGGCCCGCTACGACGACACTGCCGACCGCTGGTTTCTGCTCGACCGAGGACCGAACAACAAGATTCTCACCCCTGCTCAGATCACCGCCAACCAGAACGACTACACCCCAACAGATTGGGAAACAGCCAACATCATCAGATTGTCAAGTGACACTGCTGGTCGCCTCATCACTGGAGCGGCCGCCGGATTCTCTGGCGAGCAGAAGTTGCTTATAAATACTAACTCTGTCGCTTCCGCCAGAAGCATATTTCTCACCATCGAAGACGCGAGTTCCACGGCCGCCAATCGGTTTCTTACCAGCAGCACAGGGCTAAATATCGCAGCCGGCGGCGTCGTTGCCATAGTATATGACGGCACGTCCTCTCGATGGAGACCTGTGTCACAGTTCTGATGAACGCCATCATCACTCTGCCGGTGCGCGACAACATCAATGCCGCGCTGCGCTCGGCCTTGGACGAGAGTGGCCTGCCCTGGCTGCCGATCTACGGTTCCAGCGACCTTCCTCAGGCGCGGTCCGTCCTGTTGACGCAAGCGCTAGCCCGCGGAGCGGATCGCGTTCTGTGCATCGACGCGGACATAGTCCCTACTGCGGATCAGATACTGAGGCTTGCGTGTCACCCTCGGGTAGACGCATGGGGAGCCGTTACCGGTCTCTACGCTCTGCGCTCCGGAGAGGCCTGGGCCTGCACAGCGCCAGCGAGCGAGACCGAGTCTGACGGCTGCCGGCTGGCAGACTACGCTGGTCTGGGCTTCGCGTGCGTATCGCGCCTCAGCCTGCTTGCGGTTCGGGACTCTTTGCCGCAGCTAGATGACCCCAAAGTGGGCCCATGGTGGCCGTTCTGTATCCCATTCGTCGGCGACAGGAATGGCCGCCTCGAATACTGTGCGGACGACGTGTCACTATGGCGACGGCTACAGGCGGCCGGCACCCGTCTGTGGGCGGACACGCGGCTGGTTGTTGGTCATCAGGCGTTGATGACTCTACATTCACCGCTGGGCTAACACCCCTGCTGTTTGCACCACTCCGCGGCCGCCAGCGAGTCCACCGTCCAGGGAATATCCTCGCCCAGATCGAACCTGGCCTTCATCAGCGGCGACCTGGGCACATGCCCATCGATGCCGAAGTGTCCAAACTCGTGCACCATGGCCCCCGTGAGGTAGTCGGCGCCGCCTTCCACGATGTTCGCCTGCACCTTGATGGTCTCTCCGGAGTTGTTCATGCGCGAGTCCCACGACTGGCCCGTAAACGCCTGAACAATGACCTGCGCGTCACCGCCGCTATCAACCAGCTCCGGGCACCAGTCGACCGGCGCCGCGCACCAAGCATCACGTGCTCGCGCGGCCGCGATAGCTACGCTCTCGTGCAGGCCAGGCGCCAACGTGATCGTCTGCGGCGGAGCCGCTGCACACCCCACCAGCATCAGCCCAATGATCAACGGTGATACTCGCACTCTGACCTCACGCACGTCCCGCCGCAGCACCGCTCGGGCTCAGCCGAGCCCATCGGCTGAGTCTTCGTGGCCGACTCTTTCCAGCGATTCTGGTGCTCTTTGCACCACGTCTTGGCGGTGCAGTACATGCACCATTCTTCGCACCATGCATGGTGGTACATGGTTACCCTGCCACCACGATCAGCGCGAAGACCGCAAGACCCACAGCGCCTACGAACCCCAGCGTCTCGGCGAGCAGCCGGAAGCCGTCGCCGATGTAGAAGCGCTCCGGGTAGGAGCGGCGCTTGGGTGGCAGGATAACGCCCACGCTGACCAGTCTACGCACTTCCCATACGGTGTGGCGCACTTTGGTCACCACACTCGCACCGAACACGCCTGAGAGGCACTGGAGACCAGCACGGAGGGCTGCGCGGGCGAGGCCTCGGGGCCCTCTGGCTGCAGGCAGACGCCGCACACCACGTCGCGTCTCCAGGGCATTCCAAAGCATCCTTGGCAGAGCACCCGCGGCACCCGCGGCGCCTCGCCGGCCATCGGCCGCATCTGCTGCCCCAACCCCAGCTCACGGATGCCCTTGTAGTACTTCTCGTGACGCGCGGCGTTATCTTTGGGCGTACGCTTGTGCGAACGCGCCTGCCTACCCGGACGCTCCTTGTCGTACTTCTTCTGCCGCGTTACGCGACCGTGACGTTCTCGAATCTCGGCGCAGGTGAAGCACCGTACGGCGAGCGCTCCACGATTGGCCTCCAATTCCTTGCCGCAGGGAGTCTCCTCCCACGGACCCGGGCAAATCCTGGGGTTTTGTGCTACATGTTCCATACACAAATGGCTAGCACCTGGAGAACTCAAGTGCAAGCTTTAAAGCGCATGGTTTCGTTCGTCAGCAAACTAGCCGTCATCGAACTGGTACGCTGGTTGTTCAAGGTGCGTCGCAAACGTTAGATAAGGATTTCGTCATGCTGTCAGCATTCAAGGTGGCCTCTCGCGCATTCGTGTTCTCGGCCTCTTGGCTGCTGGCGTTCAGCCTAGTCCGGTGCGCCGGGCTACAGCTGACGCCCGAGCAACAGGCGGCTGTCGACCTGTTTGAATGCCGGGTACGCGCATTGGAGCCGTACGTTGGTGAGATCTATGACACGTCTGACCTGGTCAGGCAGTTCTCAACCGATGACGTTGAGCTCGGAAAGATGCTCAACTCTCTCGGATACGAGCTCCCGGAGATTCTCAAGGCCGCCGACGCCTTCCGATCGTGCCAGCCAGACCCCGCCCTCGTGGCGCCGCCGCCGCAGCCCGGGGGGAAGGTTTTGTGATTGGAGTACCTGCTTTGGGCCGCGATTGCCTGGGGGTCAGCGTCAACCGCTCTGGGGCTCTTGTCGCTCTGCGCAATCTGGGCAGAGGGTCGCATGGCGCGCTCACGCCACGCAGCCGTCCAGGCCGACGTTCGTGGACTCCGCCAGCAAGTCGCCAATATCGCTTCCATGCTCCTGAAGGCCGGATTCAAACGCGGAGCCTCCAGAGACTGGAGCGACAACGAGCTGGACACGCAGTTACTCGGGGACTCGGATGTTTCGTTCAAGTGGAAAAAGAAGGACTGACCTGATGGCTGCGGGCAAGATTCAGATCGACCGTCAGACGGTTCTGCTGCTGGTTGGCCTACTCGGAGGAGGTGGCAGCGTCACCAAGGTGGTCACCGACATCTCGGACATCAAAGAGAGGGTGGTTCGGATTGAGACTCGCATGGATGAACAGCGTCGGGCTGACCGACGCTCCGAAGTACCTCGATGGCTCCAGCGAGAGCCCAGCGCTTCTCAATCCGCCCCAGAGCAGAAACGTGCGAGTCTCCCTTCGGCATCACCGCATCCATAGTCCCGCCCAACAAATTGTCCAAGTCGGGGCGGGACCGGTGAGGGGCACCGACATGGGCTGACCGCTTCTTGCTGCTCCAGGACCTCGGCATTGCGATCCAGAAGATGATCGAGTCCCCATCCTGAAGCGTGCACCCGAGCGCTCGCAGCTTGTCCGCGAACGCCCGGTAACGCATCACGCACGGACGCTGCTCCCAGCGGTCCGACTGTGTCTGCCGGACCTTGGCGGTTGGCGAGACGTTGTATATCACCGATGCACCTGCTCCGTTGTGCACTCGCCCAGGTTCCATCCCGCGGCTTGCGCCGCGAAGAAGGCCGTCTGCGCCACCACGCGCTTCTGCTGGCCAGATGCCATGTGCGTCACCAGCCACTCTACTGGGCGATTCGGCGGAGCGTATTCAGGCATGGATCGTCTCCGAATGAAGCCAGGTCATGGCCGAGGTTCAGCGCCGCCGTCACCGCAATTGCGTACTTCATTGTTTCTTCTCCGCCAGTTCAAAGTGGACCAGGTCCACCAGTGGTTTCTTGCCCGGGTTCTGCAGCTTGTAGCGCTCGCAGTACACGGTGTGCTCCATCTCAAGGGACCTCCCAAGCTCATTCAGTGTGCGGTCCCACACTCCTCCCCAAACGATCGGGATGCGCATAAACCGCGCTGCGTCCTGGTAGGCCCTGGCTACGCGGTAGCACTGCGCAGCGCCCCAGGTGTACTCGCCGCGCACCCATGGCACCGCGTCGACGGCTAACCCGTCCTGGTGCTTCGAGCGCTCAGCGCGCGTGGTGCCGTTGGCCAGGTTTATGGAGTGCTCCAAGTCCGTGCGTATGCCATCGTGGATGCCGAAGTCGACGAAGCAGGTCGCCAGCGCGAGCCTGGCCACAGCCTGAAGCCTGGGCGCTACTCCGGATAGCTCGCTTTCGCTTTTGGAGCCGAATGCCCAGTCGCTCTGCGACGGAAGAACCAGGCGTACCATCAGTCCTCGACCCTGCGCCAACCCTCGGGCGTGTGCTCGCGCTGCCGGATGACCTGGTAAACCGCGCCCTGCCCGCCTCCGAGGCGCAGCGTCTCGTGGGTGTCGTGCGGCCGGTGGTGGATCACGTCGCAGTGATCAACGCTTTCCAGCCGCAGGTACGAGATGAGCGGGTCTCCGCCCGTGTAGTGCACCACGCCGGTGTCATCGATGGCGTGGTGATGGCCCGTCTCCGAGTGGGCGACGATGAGCCGGGCGCCCTTGCGGGGCGCCACCTCGAAGCCGACCGGCACGGTCTCCACGCGACGAAACATCACATCACCCTGCGCACCCATTCGTTCGATCGTTTTCATCTGTTTTCTCCTGGCCCGTAGGCGTTTCTGATAGGCGGCTGCGCAGGCCCTGCATGCCCGGCAGCCGTTGGACTTGACACGGCCCGCTGAAGTCTCAGGTTCGCCATTCGAGATCCGTCTCCTCTTTGTTGAGCCCATAAGTCCAGTAATTGGCTTCGCGCGCCGTGGCCATCTCCGGAGGCACGGGGAGCGCGAACGTCCGTCGAGTGCCGCACTCGACCTTGATGAACCGAGAGCGCGGCGCCTGCGGCAGGTCCACCTCCAGGAGCTGGCCGATCTGCGGATTGGGGTCCGTGTCGATGACCCGGCTCTGCAGCGCCGCCAGGATCGCGTGCCAGCCGAGCAGCTCCACAGCTGCGCGGCGCAGCTCGGTGTTCTGCTGGCCGAGCGCCAGCGCCGGCGTCAGCGACGCGCGGTCGGTGATCCAGTTGGGCGGCACACGGACGCCGTCC